ACAAATCGTTGCTATTTCTTTACAGCAACTCCCAAACATTCTCTTGCTGCATCTAAACCTGGAATGAATTGGAGTGTTTATGGTCAAGTTTTATGTAATGTTCCTGCTCCTCGCCTTGTTGATGAAGGGTACATTCTTCCTCCAAAAGTGGTTGTTAAACAACTGCCATTGGTCAAGGGAAGAAAAGTTATGTATGCTGAAGATGGCGACAACCTCATCGAAACCCTTGATGATAACAATATCGACAAGACGTTGATCTGTGCTCGTTCTACGAAGCAAATCATGGGTCTTATCTCACAATCAGACTTTTGCCTACAACTCAAGGAGCGTGGATACTCCTGGATGATGATTACATCCAAGACAGGTGCAATCATCGACGGCAAGAAAGTCAATCGCGACCAATTCTTTGATACTCTGAATGAATGGGGCAAGGAAGATGGCAAGAAGTTTGTTGTCATTCACCATAGCATTCTGTCTGAAGGTATCAACGTCAGTGGACTTGAGGCTGTCATTTTTATGCGGAACATGGACTACATTGGTATCAGTCAGTCTATCGGTCGTGTGATCCGTCTGGGTAGCACTGAGAAGACATTTGGTTTAGTCTGCATCCCAACTTATGATAGAGTTGGTATCAGCACTGCCAAGAAAGTTCAGGCAGTTGTTGATGTTGTATTCAATCAGGGTCAACCTGCTATCAGTGAGATCCGCCGATGAATTATACAAGAGCAGATATTATCAACGCATTATGTGCAGAGTGGGACTATCTCTGCCATGATGATTTTGATCCTGAAAATGATCCTACAACTGAAGAGTATCGTGAAGAGCTTCAAGAATATACGTTAGAACAATTGATTGAAGAAACATCAACTGGTGAAGGTTACACACTTGAAGAGTTTATGGAGAATTGGGTTTGAATTATAAAGGGGGGGTCGTCTAAAGCGTTCCATTATCGTAAGCAATCAAAGCAATGGAAGTTCAAGCACACGGCAACGTTTATGAAGATTGCGTTATTCGTGAAAGAACTGATATGTCAAAAGATGAATATGATGCACTGAAACCCAATGGATATACTTCCGAGTTTGATTTATCTAAAGGTCTTGTAGTTGATTACAATGGCAGCATTAAAACTACCAAGAACAATACTATTTGTTGTTCAGATGTTGTCCGTAAGATGACACATACTAACTATCGTCTTATTGTTGGTCAGTATACTCAGGTAGGTAAAGAGAAAGTATTTCATACTGAGTATGAGTTCTTTATTACTCCAGACGATGATAAGGCACTCTGGGGTAAGATGGACATTCAAGAAGTACGTGAGTTTGTTGACTATGTGAAGAGCATTCCTTCTGGTAAGGAAGCACAATTAAGCACTAAGTCTCAACGTCAGACGCTTCAAGAACAAGCACAAGATAGCAGTGCATTGTTCAAACTTAATCCAAAGGTTGATAGTAACAAGCAACGTCGTGTTCAGTGTTCACTTCACATTGACAAATTGATTGCTGCTGGTGTAAAATATACAAAGAAAGATATCAATTACACTGTAGTTTCTGCACCCCGTAAGTTCAACAAATGAGAGCATTCTGTCCCCCAAAAAATACTCCTGACAAGGATATTGTCATGACGCCAGAATATCTGGCACAGGATATTATCAATCATTTTACACCTACTGGTGTCATTCTTGACCCTAGTAGGGGAACAGGTGCTTTCTATGATAACTTTCCTGGTGATAACAACGAGTGGTGTGAACTTGCAGAGGATAAAGACTTTCTAACTTACAATAATAAGGTAGATTGGATTATCACCAACCCACCATGGAGTTTGATGCAAAAATTCCTTGCACATGGTATGAAGATTGCTGATAATATTGTGTATCTCACAACTATCAATCACTATACCACAAAACGTAGAATTCGTGACATGCGAGAGTCAGGATTTGCATTGAAAGAGATATACAATGTTCCTACACCTACGAAACCATGGCCTCAATTAGGGTTTCAACTTGCTGCCGTTCATACTCAACGTGGATGGGATGGTGATATTAAATTTAGTTACTCTGATAGATGTGACAGTTGAACAACTTCCATACACTTGAAGAGTTTATGGAGAATTGGGTTTGAATTATGAAGGGGGGTCGTCTAAAGCGTTTCAATAGTATGAAGAACACACACCTACAACACCCAGAAGACTCCATTCTGACGGGTGATCTTTCTGTCCTTGATTGGTTCCTTTCTAATGGTAAAGTATCTGCGAAGATCGATGGCGCTCCCGCGATTGTATGGGGCACGAATCCGGCGACGGGTAAATTCTTTGTTGGTACAAAATCGGTCTTTAATAAGAAACTTATCAAGATTAACGAAAGTCATAGTGACATCGATCGGAATCATTCTGGCAATGTTGCTAATATATTACACCATTGCTTTGATTGTCTTCCTAATTTCTACGGGATTGTTCAAGGTGATTTTATTGGGTTTGGTGATGATGATACTTTTTGCCCCAATACGATTACTTACATCTTTGATGAAATAATCACTCAAGACATCATTGTTGCACCGCATACATTCTATGCAACAAGCACAGGTGAACTTAAGGATGCGTTTGTTGTAAGTGATGGTGATGTTTTTCCAACGTTTGATGATACTGAGTTGTGTAAGTTTGTCAAACCCGATTGTTGGGAAATTGATGAAGACTTTGATGAGATTGTTGCATTTGCCCGTCAAATGTCTACACTTTGTGAGTTTGTCACTCCCAAGCAATCGCAACAGATTCAGCAACAACTTAATTCGGTCATTCGTGCTGGTCTTGTTATTGATGAACTAACACAAGATGCACTCGCATTTGCAAATCAAATTGATGTGAATGTTCTGCGTTTGTGGTCATTGGTCAAGTCAATCAAGGATGACATGTTGTTCCTGATGCGAAACAATGGACCTGAAGCATACATCAATGGCAAACAATGTCAAGGTGAGGGCTATGTCAAGTCCAACGAGTTTGGTATGTTCAAGTTAGTCAATCGTGAGGTATTCTCTCATGCTAACTTTAATTCGGGACTGATGGCACAAAGGGGGGTCGCTTAAAGCGTTACTATAGTATGAGCAACACTGAAACCATGACAACTGAAACCTTTGCTGACTTCGTTGCTACTCAAGATGCACGCAACACCAACCAACTCAACATCACTAAGTATTCTTTGATGCTGTGTGATGCTCTCCAACAAAACTATCAGAGTCGGTATCCGAATGGTCGCAACTATTCTTATGCACTAGTCTCTGGTCGTAAGTATCACAAAGTGATGCAGTGTGTAGATGGTGAGACTGAATCAGTTCATGCCTTCATTGATAAGAAGACTGGTGAAGTTTACAAGGCAGCATCATACAAATCACCTGCAAAAGGTGTTCGTTTTGATCTGCGATTGATTGAACAACGTGAATGGTTGTTTGAGAATGCAGATTGGGCGGGAGGTTATCTTTATATTCGCTGAACTTTATGAAAATTGATACTGCTGGAAGAATCATAGGATCGTTTCTTGTGGTCACTGCATATTTCATCATCCTACATGTTAACATATCATTAGGAGTGATTATGCAGTTCATTGGTGATGCTATCTCTGTTCCATTCTTCATCAGAACAAAATCGTGGGATGTGGTAATCATGCTCACGTTTCTATTAATCATCTCATCCACTAAATTACTCCCATCATTATGAAATACGAAGTCAAGTTGTATGTTGGTGGCAAAGTGTTCACTGAAGAAGTACAGGCCGTTAACAATCAAGATGCAAAGGAAACAGCATTGGCACGTAATCCTAGAGCAAAAGTGATAGGTGTCAACCCTGTATTTCGTTGAATCAAAGGGGGGACGTGTAAAGTGTCCCTATAGTATGAACGAAACTAAAATGACTCTCACCGAACGCAATCAAAAATTATACGATCTTCGTCAACAACTTGACAAGAAACGTATGGAACTTGCATGGATTGAGACTGAAATTATGTCAGTCAAATCACAATATGATCGCGAAAACATTGATCTCTTTGAGGAAATGTTTGGTGAGAAGAATACTTTATGGGATCATCTTGATCGCATGAGTGATACACCAATTGCAGAGGAAGTCTACGGAGGATGACCCAAAGGGGGGACGCCTAAAGCGTCTCCATAGTATAGGCACCACTCAAACCGCTTAAATCAAATGCAAGTCACCAATTCTGCCACTGTCGTTGATTACTTCCCTGAGGCATTTATTGCTGAGGCCGATGAAGTCAAGGGAATGAAAGTTGTTGTCAAACGTTTCATTCGTCGCGTTACTTTCCGTGCTAATGGTATGAAATCATACAGCACAATTCTTGGTATTGAAGCAAAGTATGATTGGCATGCTCGTATTGCTAACGGTTCTGAGGTAACTGATTTCAATCTTGACAAGATGCCTCGTGAGGAATATGCTCCGATGGCATGTGTTGGTTAATTAATGTCACTCATCAAAACCTATCTTTACACTCTTCAAATGAACAATCAACTCGAAATGCTATCACAAAGAGAACAACTGATGGAGGATATTGATTCCATTTGTGATGAGTTCTTTTGTCAAAACTTTCCTAATTCTAAGGAACAGTTTGATGAACTAACCCAGATCCTATGTGATGCAGTCGTCAAAAACTTTCCCAACAAATGATCATGAACGAAGAACAACTTTCAAAAGTCAAAGATCAGTATGCTCAGTTGATTATGGATAATATGGATTATAAAGATATGGAACGATTGTTATTTGATGTTGTTCGTGGTGATATGGAAACAGCAAATGAGGAAGAACTGAAAGCAGAAATTGTAGACTTTTATGGTGATGATCAATGGGAAGAACTTACTAACTAATTCATTCACACACCTCAAACAATCATGGTTCTCATCGTATCATCTCTAAACGGTTGTACTTACACATTAGATCCAGTTAATAATGCGGTTTTATATCAAGCACCATTATTAAGTGATGGTAGTTATGAGACTGCATTTAGTGCATATGCAGAAGTCGAATGGGATAAATTAGACGAAGAAAATGTAACTGAGGCCGACCGCTGTTGCAAGATGTTAAAGGCAGAAATCGAACTGAGCAGCGGGAGTTGATGCAAAGGGGGGTCGTGTAAAGTGTCCCTATAGTATGAGAGACAATCAAACCAAGACTATCCAAGACTTTTTCACCGACGCCGAATGGAGTGCAATCGAATCAGCAATGAATGATTATGCTGATTATGGTGATGAAGAATCAAATCTTGCCGATTCCATTTCATCTAAACTCTTCACACTTTTCCAAACAAAATGAGAATCTTCTTTCTTGCACTCTTTGCTATTCTTGGCGCAAATCTTATGATTGAAATGTTGGATAGTAATATGACACAAATCATCGAAGACCGCAACGAATCCATCCAACGTACTATCAATAATCTATGACAAACAATCCTTATGTAAACACCCTAATCGAAATGGGTTATGATCAACAAGACTGCGAAGTAGCATCAACAATGTTTCAAAAGAAAGAGTTTCCGTGTGTTATTCATGGTCGCACATTTGAGACAGAAGAACAATACAATCAGGAACTTCATGAGTTCATGAATGGTATGTAAGTTCTTCCGAGTTACGTTGCGCCGATTTTTTTCTTCATCACTCAAAGGGTATCAACAAGGGGGGACGCCTAAAGCGTTTCAATAGTGTGAGGGGCATCACCACTCACACAAATCTTTTCTAAAACTCTCAAATCATGCGTAAGATCGAAACTCAAATGAACGCCGCTATCCAAGGCAATCAGAACTGGTCATCAGGCAACACTCAAGTTGTCACCAATATGGGGGTTTCTACTGTATACCTCCACGGCAATAAGATTGCACTAGTTGATGAAAACTCTCTAACACTATTTGATGGTGGGTATCAATCCACTACAACAAAGAGTAGACTCAATGCACTTTGCAATGAGTTTTGTGTGACTGGAGAGGGAGTCTTTCAAAAGGATTTCGTCTGGTATGTAAGAAAGTTCGTTGGTGCAATCAACGGCAAAAATGTATTCAAGACAGAAGATTTCAAAGGCGGTTACATCTTCGCATAGTCAAACTAGGCAGCACAGTATTCAGCATAAGACCTAGTATTATAACAGTCCTGGTGATGACTTAAAACTCACCAATCACACCCACTACCTAACACTTTCAAATGTCTAAGTCTGATCTCTTTGCTGCTCTCGAATCTGCACAGAATGGCAACGATATTCTTCTCATCCTGGAGGCAATTGAGGCCCTCTATTGATTAGATAAGAAAGTAACTGAATAACAACACAGAGGGGCAAAAACGCCCCTTTTGTGCTCATATACATAAAGATTATGCTTTTTTTATATTAAAAAAGGTTTTATTAATGTATATGCGTTGTTTATACGGTTCTCC